AAAAATTTGATTTTGAAAGCATGGAAGCACAACAATTGCGTGCGGATGTTGATGAGTTGATTGAAGATTGTCGCATTGGGAAAATTTCCAATGTTTTCTTTGTCGATACTTTGAAAGATGAACGTCGTGAAAAAGCTAAAGTGGACGTGGGTAAAACACGTGTATTTTCAGCTGGTCCACAACATTTTGTTGTGGCGTTTCGTAAATATTTTCTTCCATTTGCCGCATGGTTGATGCATAATCGTATTGATAATGAGGTTGCTGTTGGTTCAAATCCCTATTCTCTGGATTGGGAACGAATCGCTAAACGTTTGAAGTCGAAGGGAAAACATGTCATTGCTGGTGATTTTGGAAATTTTGATGGTTCTCTTGTTGCTCAAATTTTGTGGGCAATATTTTGGGAAATATTTGTTCCCTGGTTGGAAATGTTCAATGATTTGAATAGTCAGGAGGGACGTGATATTCTGAAAATCTGTCTTGGTCTCTGGGCTCATCTTGTTCATTCTGTCCATATTTTCGGAGATAATGTATATATGTGGACCCATTCTCAACCTTCTGGAAACCCTTTTACTGTTATTATTAATTGTTTATATAATTCAATTATAATGCGTGTTTCGTGGATTCGTATTATGCGTCGTGATTGTCCAAATTTTATGTCGATGAAATTTTTTCGTCAATTTGTTGCTTTGATCACTTATGGTGATGACAACGCCGCAAATATAGCGGATAAGGTGATTCATTTGTATAATCAAGAAACTATCAGCGCTATTATGGCAGATATGAAACATGAATATACTGACGAAGGTAAGTCTGGTACAATTATAAAATCACGTCATCTGGAAGATATTTTCTTTTTGAAACGTGGTTTTAGATTTTGTCCTGAATTGCAACGTACAGTTGCACCTCTTAAGATTGAAGTGATTTATGAGATGTTGAATTGGACCCGGAATACCATTGATCCGAATGTTATTCTTATGTCCAATATTAATACAGCTTTTCGTGAGATAGTTAATCATGGTAGAGATGCTTATGATGAACTGTATCGTGGAATTATGCGAATTGCTGTTAAGCTTCCTTCTATTCCA